CAACAATGTTTGGTCGGTATTGTTTAAACAATATTAAAACGGGGAAAATAGACTCTATGGATTGACCACTATAGTTTTATCCCTATAATCTCATAAAAAAATAAAAAAATGGGAAATTATTCAAGATCGTTCTTAAAGAACCAAAACAGAGATTTTAACAATGTCTTAGACAGTGTAGAATTAGCTATTAGAGAAAATTCTTCTCCAACAGGAACTTCTACAGTATTAACTAATGCAGATTCAGGAAAAGTTATTTTCATGGATGCTTCATCTGCTAACACAATTACTTTACCAGCAGTTTCAGCTACAACCGCAGGATGGAATGTAAAAGTAATCCTTACAGTTACAGGTGCTGCAGGTATTATTAATACAAGTGGTGCTGAAGACAAAATAACTGGACAGATTGTTGCAATAGATGCTGATGGTGATGCTATTGCAGTTACACAAGATGCAGATGCTGATAGAATAACATTTGTTAATGCTTGTTTACCTGGTGCTTATGTTAATATAATATCTAATGGAACATTATTCTATGTACATGGATTCGGAACACATGCAAATGCTTCAAACAAAATTACTTTAACTAAAGAAGACTAATAACTAACACTTATTAAATCTTAAAAGAAGAGTCGCAACAGCGACTCTTTTTTTTTATATGTATTACCAAACGTTACATTATATGGCTAAACAAAATGTTAAAAAGACTCCACCAAAAGGTTCAATTAGGTTTTCAATTTCTCTCTCAGAAGAACAAAAGAAAGCAAAAACAGAAATATTAAAACATCCTTTTAATTTTATAGTTGGTAAAGCAGGTAGTGGTAAAACATTATTAGCTGTTCAAGTTGCATTAGATCAATTTTTTAAAAGACAATATAATAAAATTATTATTACTAGACCTACTATATCTACAGAAGATAATGGATTTTTACCTGGTTCAGAACGTGAAAAAATGGAACCTTGGTTAGTACCTATTAGATCTAATATGAGAAAAGTATATAATAAACCTCTTATATTAGATAAAATGGAAAAAGAAGAAACCATTGAATTAGTTTCATTAGCACATTTTAGAGGTAGAACTTTTGATAATTCAGTAGTAATTGTGGATGAGTTCCAAAACTTAACCAGATCACAATTAGCAATGGCTATTGGAAGGTTAGGTAAAGATTCTAAAATGATATTTTGTGGAGATTCCTATCAAATAGATTTAAAAGACAAAAACTACTCAGCATATCATGATATGGCAAAATTAATCAATTCGGAATATGTTTTTAAATGTGTTTTAGAAGATTCTCATAGACATGATGCTATTGATGATTTATTAGAATTATTGAACGGGTATCATTAATTTTCCGTTATTTCTTCATATTTATATATGAATAACCTAATTTAATAAAAAATGGCAAAGATACCTATATGGCCTGGCTCATCATCTTTTGATGCTACGTTAACACCTTTTTCGTTTTATGATAATGATACATCATTTCAAACAGATATTGTAACAACAGCAGATTGGTGTGCTAAACGTTTAGGATATCCATTAGTAGACATTGAATTACAAGCAGCTAACTTTTTTACTGCATTTGAAGAAGCAATAAATGAATATGGAACCCAAGTATACAATTTTCAAATAATTAATAATTTCCATACTTTAGAAGGCAACACAACAGGTTCTAATTATAATAATCAAGTAATCACTCCTAACTTAGGAAAAACAGTAAATATATCTGAACAATATGGAAATGAAACTGATGGAGGAGGAGGTGATTATGAATTACAAAGAGGTACTGTAAGTGTAAAAACTAATCAACCTAGGTATGATTTATTAACTTCAACAAGTTCATCTTTAAGTGGTTCTGAAGCAGTTTATATAAAAAGAATATATCATTATGCTCCTTCAGCAATTAATAGATATTTTGACCCATACGCAGGTACAGGTACGGGGATACAATCTTTAATGCAAACATTTGGGATGGGGAATTATTCACCTGGTGTAAACTTTATGTTAATGCCTTTATATTTTGATGTATTAAAATTACAAGCAATTGAATTAAATGATCAAATCAGAAAATCAGGATACCATTTTCAAATAGTAGATAATAGATATTTAAAATTATTCCCTATACCTACAAGAGATTATACTTTACACTTTGAATATGTTGTAAAGTCAGTAGCAAATGCTCCTGTTAAAGATACAGCAAAAAACCTAATTACAGATATATCAAATGTACCTTATACTAATCCAACTTATGCTTATATAAACGAACCAGGTAGACAATGGATTAGAAAATATGCATTAGCATTAGCTAAAGAAATGTTAGGGGGTATTAGAGGTAAATATCAATCAGTTCCTATTCCTGGATCTGAAACAACTTTAGATTTTAGTAGATTATTAAGTGAAGCACAAACTGAAAAATCTTCATTAATAGAAGAATTACAAAAATTATTAGAAGAAACAACAAGATTAAAACAATTAGAAAGACAAGAACAAGAAGCAGAATTAACTCAAAAAACATTTTATAAAGTACCATATCCAATTTATATAGGTTAATGATAGAATTAAAAAACATATTAAAAGAAGTTATAAATACTTTTCAAGTAGAAGCTCATTTATTATCTGATAATAAATTTAATATATCCGATATATTAGATCAAATTAGAGGTTTAGAAAAAGTAACTATTGTAAATAATATTACTCCTGAAGAATATCCTCAAAAAGATAAAACAGAATATACTAGAATAAAAATGAAATTTGTTACTAGAAAAAATCCTAATGAAGACTTAATAAAATTTAAAAAGGATATGTTAACTTCTGATTTAAAATCATCAGATATGAGAATAACAGGATTAAAATCAGTAACATTTAAACCAGAAACTTTAAAAAGACTATAATGGCATTATTTGGAGGATCAAGAGACGTATCATTATTTAATACAATAAATAGAGAGCTTATTAATGATATTATCCAAACAGAAATTGGATATTATAAATTTGTTCTTGAGCGTACATCAGCTAATGTTTATGGTGAATCTATGGGTAAAATGTTTTATGAACCTGTAAGAATAGCGTGTTTAATTAATAGAGAAGACCAATCATGGTCGTCTGATGACTTTGGATCTGATATTGATCAAGCTCTTAATTTTAGATTTTTAAAACAAGAATTAAAAGACATAAACTTAGTAGCAGAAGTAGGAGACATATTACTTTTTAGAAATAATTTTTATGAAGTAGACGCTAAAGTTGAAAATGAATTAATATTAGGTAGAGATCCAGATTATGCTATTTCAACAGGAACTATAGATTTTGGTGGTAGTCATTCAGTTATATTAAATACTCATTTATCAAGAGTAGAAAAATTAAACTTAATACCTTTAAGAGGAGGAAAATATCCTTCTACTAATAAAATAACAGATGAAATAGCAAACTTATTAGGATAAAATGGCACAAGACGAATCACATAAAATACAACGACCTTTACCTGGGAAACAAAATACTCTGTTAAGACAAAATTTAGAAGCTCCTAATCCAATAGAATCTCCTGTTCCTGAAAGAAGAGGAAATTTAAAAAATCCAGACAGACAACAGTTTCCTGTAGAAGGATTAGTACCTGATAATCGTCAACCACAAAAAAGTTCTGCTACTCAAAAACCACTTAATAGAGGTCAAATAATTAGAAGAGATGATGATGATGTTAAAGATATTTATATTGGATTACAAGATCATGATGAAGCTATAGCTTATTATTTTAATAATGTAATTAAACCCTCTACTATATTAAATGGAAATAGAATAGATATACCTTTAATTTATGGTAGTCCTGAAAGATGGAAAGGAGTTCAAAAAGATGGGTATTTTAGAGATAAAGAAGGTAAAATTCAAGTACCTCTTATTATGTTTAAAAGAGATAGTGTAGATAAAAGAAGAGATTTAGGTAATAAAATGGATGCTAATAATCCTCATCTTTATCAAACTTTTGAAATAAAATATAGTAAAAGAAATCAGTATGATAATTTCTCAGTATTACAAAATAGAATACCTCAAAGAGAATTTCACAATGTAGTTATACCTGATTATGTTAGATTAAAATATAGTTTTATAATTTGGACAGATTATGTTGCTCAAAATAATAAAATAGTTGAAGCTATAAATTATGCAAGTGATTCATATTGGGGAGATCCAGAAAGATTTAAATTTATGGCTAGAATAGATACTTTTAGTAATAGTGTTGAATTAGCCCAAGGAAGTAATAGAACAGTTAAAACAACATTTGGTTTAGATTTACAAGGATATATCATACCTGATGCTATGAGTACACATTTAAGTTCTCAACCTAAAAAACACTTTAGTAAATCAACAGTAGCTTTTGGTGTAGAATATACTACTAATTTTAATAAAGGTAAAACAAGAGAACAAATTAGAGAAGAATCAGGAGCCCAAAACATACAACAAGCAGGTACGGGAGTAGGATATACCCAGATAGGTATAAATAATCAAATAGGATAAAATGGCACAAAAAACAAAATCAATATTAAAAACATATTTTGAATCAGGAGACATTCCTAATTCATCTCAATATCATGATTTAATTGAATCACAATTAAATTTAGAAGAAGAAGGAATACAAAAATTATCTGGGAGTTTATCAGCATCTTCTTTTATAGCTTCAAACCATATAACAGCATCAGGTAATATAAGTTCAAGTGCTAATATAACAAGTAATGTTGTAAATGTAAAAACAAGAGTTAAAGCTATAACCTCTTCTTTAGAGTTTTCAGGTGATACATTAGATTTTGTAGATGCTAGTTCTACAAGTCGACTTTTCAAAGGGACAGTAAATGGTGCTTTTGAAGCATATTACGCAGGTGTTAAAAAACTCGAAACAACATCAAAAGGTGTTAATATAACAGGAAATATAACAGCATCAGGTGGTATAAGTGGTTCTACTATAGAGGGACAAAATTTAATTTCTGATGGTCATATAACGGCTTCAGGTAATATAAGTGCAAGTAATTCTTCAACAGCCTCTTTTGGTTCTTTAGTATTATCAAATTTACCAACAACAGAACCCTCAATAACAGGAGCCCTATGGTTATCTGGTAGTGGTGGGGGATCAGCTTCAGGGTCACAATATTTAATGGTTTTTAACCCATAATAAGTGGCAGGAATAGGTAAAAAATACCCAAAAATAGAATGGGATAAAGCTGATTTTAAATGGGATTTTGCTCCTACTAACCCTAATCATCCAAGATATACATGGGATGAAGTTGAATTAATTCAACACGCTGCAGGAGATGATTGGACTTTATGGGAAGATAATAAAAAAAAGAAATTAGTAAAATTAATATTAAAGGTACACGGTAATACAATCACAGAATCTAAAAAAAGAGAAATCAAACAATATAAAATTAAAGCAAAAGATATAAAAATAGTAGCAGAAAAAGTTTTAGGCATAGAGGTAATAACAGAAAATATCAAGCTTTAACACCCATTTTATATTTATAACAAAACCAAATTATGTATAAATTATTTACGGATAAATCTGAGCTTTTTGAATGTAATATTAAATTAGAAGGAGCCAGTTTAAGTAAATCAAAAGCACGTTTAGTAGTCGAAACACAAGACTATTCTTTACTTTTCAATGGAGATATAAATTCAAATGGAAAGTGTGAAATTCCTATTAGAAAATTAAAAGGTTTAATTGATGAAAATACAACAGGTAATATTCGTTTAGAAGTTATCGCTGAAGACACATTTTTTACTCCTTGGGAATCTGATTTTGAAGTAGATGCAAGCAAAAAAGTAACTGTTGAAGTTAAATCACAAACAACCAAAAAACCTATAGTAGAAACTAAGGTAAAAGTTAAAGTTAAAGATAAAAAACCAACAATTACTGAAAAACAACACGTTATAAATTTATTTAAACTTTTAATAAAAGAAGATATAAACGTAGACAATATTTCATTCAAGCGTAATGAACTAAATAATATAGTAGCAACGTATCTTAAAGAAAATACCGTGAAAAACACAGGTAAAATAATAGATGGTGTATTAAAAGTTCTTGAAAAAAAGAAATAAAAATGGTTATAAATGGCATTACCCGATTTAACAGGACAAAACATACAAGATACTTATAAAAGAGTATTACATGTACATAGTGATGGACAAATGTATGATGGTACGGGTTCTATATTTATTCCCTTATCAGCATCTCATGAAATTAATATAGAAGTATCTTCTTCATATGCCCAAACAGCTTCATTTATTGCAAACGGTGTACATTCTTTAACTTCAACAGAAGTAGATCAACTTAAAAATATAAGTTCTAGTACTATATCTGAAAATCAATGGTCTTATGTTGGAAATATGAATCAAGATGTTTCTACGACATCTGTTGTTAATTTTTCTAGGATATCAATAACGGATTTATACCCTACCTCTGCTCCTCTTTTACTCCCCACAGAAGCAACACCTACATCTCCTCATATGATGACTAGAAATGCTGAGGATATAGGGCCTTCACTTTTTCTAGGAGATAGA